CCCGCTGCACCGATAGCCATTCCGAGACTTCCTGCGGCTACTGCTCCGGTTGCTACCTGATTTGACCAGTATGCAGATCCTGCGCTGTCTGCACCTCTTCCTAGTGCGCTTTGGTATGCCGTGTCAATTTGTGAACCGCTTTGGTTTAGCATCCCAGACATCATAGAGCGAAGGGTTTGAACGATAGGACTGTTTTCACCCCAATAAGTCACATATCCATCAAGTAATGATTGCATCTGATCAGTAATAAGCGATTGCCCGACTGAATACGAATCGATAATATTTTGAAGCCGATCTTTTGCCTCATCTTTTAAGCTACTCAATGCAGATGTTAAGCTGTCATTCTCCATATTTATAGCTGCTTCAACGTCGCTAAGTGTTGATTGAGTACCTCTTCCACCTAGTGATTCGATCTTATTCGCCATTTTTGAAACTGCAGCATTGTACTCAGATTGAGACCCGTAATACCCCATCGCCAAATCAGCGTAATTTCCCGCTAAATCTGTGATACTGGATACTTCTGAGCTGATATCTTTCCCTGATGATACTTTTGTAATCGCGTCAGCGATATATCGATCGAGCATAGAGTTCGTATATTCAAATTTGGCTGTACCGCTCATCGCCGTATAGCGTAGATTGTTTGCCGCTTTATAGAGCGATTTGGAATAATCGAGCTCTTTTTGAAGTGCAGATATCCGGGTACTGCTGATCTGAGTGATAGCGTCGGCCTGCGCCTGGTACGCTTGCATGATTTTTGCCGGATCATCCCCCGCATCGGCAAATGTCATTACCGACCCGTTAAGCTGATCGATATACCCCTGCGTTTCGGTGATTCCCTTTGCAAACGTGCTATAAGCAGACGAGAGCTGATTAAATCCGTTGACCGCCGTATCTTCAAGCGATTTCGCATAAGCGTCCTGAGCATCGGTAGCTGATCTAAGAGCGGTACCGAGAGATTGCCACTGCGATATCGTCGTCGGATCGAGACTATTTTTAACAGCATCTTCATAGAGTTTCGTAAAATTCTCTACCGTCACCCCGGTAACACCCATCATACTTTCAAGGTTGGCAAAATCATCCTGCAACCACTGCGCTTTTTGGCTGAGTGCTTCGGTAGTATTACCTGAGCGTTCCAAGCCCCACACCGTGAAATCTCGGGTTGATTGGATATAGGAATTTACTGAATCGGTCAATGCCTGCATAACCGTTTTATCGACCGATTTGGCGTACTCTGACCACATATTATAGATTTTGGTCATCTCTTCCGTATCGTTGTATTTTGTAAAGACAACTCCGTTACGGGAGTAAAGATACTCAGAAGCGTGTTGCTCGATTCCCATATAGGTTGCCAAGAACCCTTTTGCTATTTCGTCCTGAAATGTTTCAGCGGTGTAGCGGCTCGCTTTAAGAACGATGTTTTTCGTACTACCGAGTTGAGTGAGAAGGTAATCGTATGATTTGAAAATACCCTCTATCGAACGTTTTTGAGAATCGGTTATATCGTTGTAATCCGAGTTTCCGGATCCGCTAAACCATGATTTAGTCTCAGTGTCCCGATAGCTTTGGATAGAGTTTAACCCGCTCATTGAAGTTGTATCGTTTTGGAAATATAGACCTCTGTCTACTTCTTTTGTTGAGCCGAACATCCCGCCGATAAGTGATCCTAATGTAGCTCCCGCGATTGCACCTATCGGGCCTGCTAATGATCCGATTGCCCCGCCGATAGCACCGTATGACCCTGCTTTTGTATTTGCTCCAAATAGCATATCTCCGAGTGACCCTAGTGCATACCCTCCGATTCCGCCGATAGCTGCACCACCAAGCATCGCACCCGCACCTGCATACCCACCCGCTCCGGACATAGCCCACGGGCTTGCGAACCCTGCACCGAAATTACCGATACCACCCGCCAAAGCAGATGACCCGGTTAAATTATAGATTGATGCCGCACCTGAAGCAAAAGCATCGGCGATACTTTGTGATAACCCGCTTGTCAAAACAGAATAAGCGGTTTTCAGGGTTGATGCGGTATTGATTATTGTTCCAACATCACCGAGACCATCCGTACCCGCTTTTGTGATCTGCCCCGCCGCATCGATAACCGTACCGCCTACAGTGGTAGTAAACCCTGCGCTGTCCGTTGTTGCACCATACATAGCTGAACCGGCAAACGCACCGCCCGCTAAAAGAGTTTTGAATGTGCCGACGATATTTGAAGATGCCGAACCGCTCTCCCCAAGACCCGCCATATCTTTTACACTTCCGATGATCCCCTGCGAAAGTTGGGACGAAGCTGCTCGAGCGATTGAAGTCGTTATCGACGACCAAAAGTCTTTTAGCCAATCACCGAACGATTGCCATTTGTCCGTCATGGCATCGAAGATTTGCTCACCCATTGCTTTTTCAAAATCACTGAACAGATCAAGCCAAAACTGATTGTCTTTATCCCGTTGCTCTTTTTGGAACTTCTCGTTATCTTTCGCCAAAACAGCTAGCATTTGTTCGTTGGATAAAATACCTGACTCTGCGAGTTTTTGCATACGATCAGATTCGGTGATCTCAAATGCGCTTGCAGTGTCACCCATCGCAGAGTAGTATTCGAGTAAAGCCGATTTGCTATCTTCCCATCGCTTTAGTGTATCTTCGGTTGCTTTCTTTTCTAAAGCTTCTTGCTTTGCGATATTTTCCTGAGCAAATTTGAACCCTTCATCGTTTAATGCTTGGATCATATCTGCTTTTTCTTTGGCAGCTTTAGCAGCGGCGGCTATCTCTTCTTTAGTAGGTCCTACAGCAGCTTGCGGATTTGAGACAAGATGATCTTTACTGCTTGATTGTGCTGCGACTGTTTTTTTCAATGCGAGCTTATTATAAGAATCAGTAAGACGTGTAAGTCCGTTTGACATGTCGCCAATGATTTTATTCTGAGCTTGATCTATTTTAAGCCCATTCTCTTTTACCGTATTAACCTGCTTATTCCAGTACGCCGCATTTGCATAAAACTGCTCCCCGCCTACTCCGGTAAGATCAGCTAATTTCCCAAGCCCATTATTAATACCTGCGAATGCTCCGAGCGTAACTTCAGCAAACGTGTTCATCATTTTTCCGAGGAAGGTAATAACAGATAAACCGACATCACCGATCTGACGTAATCCCTCAATAGCGACGATTGTACCGAGTGCCATATAGTCGAAAAAACCTAGCTCACGATATTTTCCGTTCATATCATCTATTGAATGTGAAAAAATTAATGCAAATGCTGGAGGAAGTGCGTTAATAGCATCAAATGCTATTGTAAAAGCAAGCCCAATATTATCGGTAGCTGATTCAGCGACGAGATAGATATCGGTAAACCCTCGTGCGAATACTTCAGCGATAGCATCAGCGTTATCGGTAAGTTTTTTCTGAAGGTCCAACCCATCTTGTTTAAGATTATCAAATAGGCTCTCGGTCGCTTTTTTCTTGATTGTCTCGATTGAATCGACGATATTTGAACTGATACCCTCCCAACTCTGAGACATCGCTTCTCCACCGGCTGCAAAGTCACCAAGTTTTTTAGTGAGGAATTCATACAGATCCCCCTGCTTCGTATGCATTTTGATCTGTTGATTGGTGATTTGGAGATTCCGTGCTACTTGAGCATTCATATCGATTTCACCCGATAGCAAAGCGCGAGATTCCTGTGCGATCTGCTCCATAGGCTGACCCATTGCAGCAGCGGCCATAGTCATATTTTTTACATATTCTACGGTCTGCTTAGTTGTAAGCCCGAGTCGAAGTGCGGGTGCTAATGCTGCTTGATACCCCTCGGTGACTTGCGCCAAAGTAGCAGGGGTTTGCAGATTTGCTTTGCGGAGTAATTCAACAGATTCGGCAGCCTGATGCTGTGCCATAATAAACTTCTCTGCGGCAGTGACGTTTTTACCCATAGCCGTTACATTTGAACTGTTAACCGCGATTAATGAGGCTATACCTAGCTTCATCTGTTCAAACTGTGAGTTCAGCCTAATACCGCTTAATACTACTGCATCAAATGCTTGATGTATAGTATATAGACCGACTGCGGCATGCCCCATACCTGCTATCCGATCAGTCAGCTTGTTAACTGGATCGGTTGCCGTTTCAGCTTTTTTACGGATTTTTTCAAACCCATCCTGAGTTATTTCCAGCGCTTTTGTATCGCTATTGATCTTTATGCGAATACTAAGGTCATTAGCCATACAATGCTCCTATGAAATATTTTTACGCTTTTCTGGGTATTTTCAACCCTATCTTCATCATCTTCTACTTTCTTACCGGGCTAAAACAACCCGAAAAGAAAAAAAAGACAAACCAAAACGAATGGACCATTACCATCCGCTAATTTCTCTCATTCAGCACTGATGCCATTGATCTTACCAACTGTAATAATTCTATTGAATCCTTACGGTGTTTTTTTGAAAAATCTTTGATCACAAGATAGTCAACTTCAACACTCCCAACCCCTGATTTGGTTGAAAGAGTGAAGCATTGAACAATCAATACCTCTTCCTTGTCTTGTGGAATCATTACCGCATCATCGTCTAGATTGTTTAAATGATCTTTTAGATGAATATAGCTTTGCTCTTTTGAATACTCTTTTGCGAATCGGATTAACCGTTTCCCTTTGCTTTCTTTTCTTCGTCAATAGCACTGCTAATCGCTTGAAAGAAATCCCCAAGATTCCCTTCATCATTTTGTTCTTTCATAATTTTGTCAACGATTTTTTTATCATTTCGTTGAAGCATAAAACGAATTGCTTTTTCAAGATGATCCAATACATTTGTTGTTTCATCTTTAGAATGTTCTGCAACCTCTTTGCTCTCTTTGGTTGATAATGAAACAATGACAATTTCAGTTGTTACACCATCCAAAAACTCATACTTTGCTGATACTTCATTACGTTTTGCATTAAATACTTGACCCATTGTTTTACCTTTTTTTGGATTTTCCCGCGGGAAATTTTTTGATCAAAAAATTCATTGCCTTTTTCAGAATGGTGATGGGAAGGCTAACCCATCCGATCACTTATATGTGATCGTATAGTTATCGTTTCCGGCTGATGCTTCAGCACGGAAGGTACGGGAAATTTTCACGTTTCCTGCATCGTCACTCTCAGATACATCTTTGAGCTTCGCATACGGGATACTGATTTCAACCATAGACCCAGCTGCCCCAACTTGGATGATGATAGAGCGAACCATCCCATTGGCATAATCAGTCCATGCTGCTTCATCCGTACCAATAGCTTTGACTGCAGTGATAGAGATCGTTGGATCGAAATCTTCCAGATAATATGCACTAAGGTCCATTGCGTATTGTTCATTAATCTTGTTTCCGATATCAAGATCAAAGCTATCAGCGTTTAGCTGTGATCCACCGACTGTTAGTACCGTAACTTTTGAAACGATAGGAGCCATATTGATATCAAGCGTAACCGTAGGATTTGCTTCAGCCGTTGCTTCAGGCGATGCCATAAACCCTTTTACGCTAAATACAGCGCCCAAAGGCTCTCCAACTTTACCGCTGATTTTTAGGTTCCCGGCTACTCCGGTGAGCGCACGGACATACCCGTCGGTATATACTTTGATTTGCCCAGTTCCTACACCTGTACCACCTGGCTTGTATTCTACTTTTGTCGCGGCGGTGATCGTCTCAGCAAGCCCTGCAATTTTTAGAAGCTCATCGATACTCGGAGCAGACCCTAGTGCAGAGGCTTTTTTCATCTGGACTGGGATATCAAATTCCGCATTGATCCAGTTCGGATCGATAAATGTTTTGGTAGAACCCATCATCCCATTGCCCATGTCTTGGTAATCACCGGATTTGATTTTAGGATTTACAAAAACGGTACCGTTTGTAGTGACGACTTCGGCTGCTGTTGGGACACCGCCTGATTTAACAAGCACTACATTTTTAAGCGTCTTTTGGTTCATCTTCTTTTACCTTTCCTGTACTTTTAAGTATTTCTGCAGTGGGTTGATCGACCGTAACCGTCCCACTGTATTCGCCGACATTTTCGATGATAATGGTTGTTCCATCCTCAATCGTAAGAGTCACCTTTGCGAAATCGCTATTTTTTTTCATATCACACTCCTGACCAAAGCGTCGCTTTGACCATAAAATATTCGTGCTCCAACCCCTCATTAAAATCGAGCGTACTCTCGGCAAACTCGATATTCTCAGGGAAGTTGATATCACCCGCATTGCCTAATGTCATCAACGCATTAACCATCGATTCCCCGATGTCTGCGTCACGCTTGACCTTAACCGCAAAGACAACCTCTTTGAGACCTGAGGCTATTGGTGTACGTCGAAATACGAAAACATCTCCCGTCTTAACAATAGGACGAATCGCATCGTTGATACGGGTTTTTACATCGTTTTCGCCCATCATACCGGCGTACCTAAAACGACTGTAACTGATCCAAATCCATCATCATGTGGACCGCTTGCAACCCCGTATGTTTTGCCTTTTGCGATGATCACTGAATCAGCGGTTATGGCTGTACTTGAAGCCACTTTTAGCACATTGACCAACTCTTCCATCTCCCCGGATTGTTCGAGTAAAAACCCTGATGCTGCTACACCATCAATCGTTACCGAATCGGCAAGCTCATTCGAGTTCATAAATACGTTTTCCATATCAGCGGCGAGTTGGTCTTTTAAGTTCATAGCCCTACCCCGTAATGCGCTTTAAGTGCAGCTATCAATGTGTCTTTTTTACCGTTTGCAGTTTCGATTTTTAATTCTGCAACACGTTTTTTAATCTCATTAAAATCCATAGCTTCGATTGACTCGGATGTGATCTCATCTTCAGGCTTGGACGAGCGTGTAGCTTTACCTGCCAAGATCATACGGCTACCGAGATCATCTCCGACCTCGATAACCGAACCTGCTTTATGATCACGCCCACGATACGGTACGGGTTCGTTAATTTTTACCCACATGACTCAACCTCACGCCGCATTGATTTTGACGTACACAGTCCCTGCAGTTGCCGCGGCTTTAGCACTCACCGCACGACCTGCCCGTGTATTTGAAGTTGCCGTTGTAGTGATTGCTCTGGCTGTAGCATCGAAATACACAACATCACCGAAAGCAATCACATCAGCAGTAGTCGCATTGATCTCAAACACACGCTCGATATCAAGTGCGATAATCTCACCGGCAAGACCGCTTGTTTTTGCGATCCCGATCATTCCGGTACCGAGCGGTACAACATCCCCTACATCGATGGCACCCGGACAGGTATAATCGATTACATCACCCTCTTGAACTTCAATTGCTTCTTTTGCCATTGGTTACTCCTTATTGACCGTTATTTTTATAAAGACCGCGGAAATCTTCGGCGAATACACCGAAATCAAACACACACTCATACTCGACACCGCTAAGATCACGGTTTTTCTCAGCTACAATCGGACGGCGGTTTGTACCTTGCAGATAACCGACTTTCAACGTTCGTCGGACAGCGGCCATATACCATGCCGTTGCCGCAAGTTCAGATTCGACGATAACATCTACAGCATTACGGAATGGATTTTTTACACCGGCATTTGCTTGACCAAGCTGCGTTTCACTGGTGATGAGTTGAAGTGCCAATGTCTCTTGCTCAGGAGCAACGATCAGGTATTTAGGAGCAATGCTTAATGCTGTACCTGATTTATCTTTTTGGCGACGCATCAATGTACGTGCAACAGTAAGCGAATCGAGAGATAATGCTGTACCGGTAGAGGTATAGTTTGCATGTGCGGCATCGAAAATAGCTTTATTATCTGCCATTTTATAGCCTGCATATTCACCTTTGGCTTGAAGCAGATCATACACAAGACCGTTTGCAGTTCGCTTTGCCATACTACCAAAGTCGAGAATAATGTTGTTAAATGCTCCGAGATCATCGTTGATCAACATCTCACGATTGATTTTCAAAGATTCACCGTATGAGTAGATGCGCCATGATTCTGCGCTCTCTGATGTCTCTTTGTTTTTCTTCTCACCACCCTCGGTAAGTTTACGTAGACGGCCACCCAATCGATCACGGCTAGCTTCAGTACGTGTTTTGAAATCAGCGACATCTTCAGCAATGGTCCACATATCAAATGTCCCTGCTTCCTCTTCATAAGCAACGGAGAGCACACGGTTTGCTACATTCCCGAGCAATGTAGGAAAATCGCTCGTACTCATAGCACGTTTGATCAGCTCGTTTTTGTCATATCCGGTATATCCGGTAACCATACGGGCGATTTCGAGCATCGATGCTCCACGGAACTGATCGACGTCTTTATGCGCATCCGTAACATTCAGCCCTGCACGCATAATCAGGGAGTCACCGATAGCACGCATCAAATCACCATGATTTTGACGACCGGTTACTACCCATACACCTGGTGTTTCTTCGCCGCGCTGAAACGGAACTTCTACTTGTGAGGCTGTTGCTGCATCAAGCATCGCACGGGCAAGATCATCCGCTGTTTTTGTTTTGTCACTGATAAAACGGTTTACTTCATCATCACCTATTACGCCAGGTTTGGCAGCAACGAGATCACGGATACCCGCTACACGTTTGAGCTCTTTGTTTTCATCGGACAATGCGATAACCATCGCATTGATCTCCTGATTCTTACGCTCGATAGCGGCACTATCCGCACCTTGTTTTTTAAGTTCTTCGAGTTGGCGTCGTAACGCTTCCAATCCTTTGTTCACGGTTTCCCCTTTATATTGATTTTCACTTCGACCAATTCCTGCACTCGGATCGGCACCGATATCCACGAGCGAAGCTTCGTGGAAAGCCCATCGTGTCACCTCTACAAGAGCGATGCTTCCATCTCTCTCGGTAACACGGTTCTCCATTTTTGACCCACCGACTGAAATCTCGGTAAGTGTCCCCTCTTCGACCATACGCCAGAACATATCCGCGTCTGGGTTGGCCTGAGAGAACACCGCCTCGGCACGAAGCTGTCGGTTGGCCAATGTGACGTTTTCGAGTTTACCGATCGGAAGCTCTCCGTATTTTCCGCTTCCGTGCATCCATCGCAATTTAGCGGTAGCTGCTCGGGTGAGATCTACATTCTCATCCCCGTGTAATAGCACCTCTTCATAATACTGACCGCTCCAATAGTCAAAACGACGAACCGGAGTTTCGGTCGATATTAAAATAGCTACGCGACGCTCATCAGCATTGACAGAGCCGGGTTCGATCTGAGCACGTACAAAATCGCTATTTTCCAACAGCTTTTCTGGACTCAATTTTTTAGGCATTCGCTTCCTCCTTTGTTAAAATTCCCGCATCTTTAAGCATCTTGTTTTCTTTGACCCGATCAGCAACAACATCTTCTAAAACCTTACCGCGTGCGGCAGCTATATCAGATAGGTTAGTAAGCCCCATGTCATATTCTTTTTGGATGGCGTTGATATCCTTGAGCGGATCGACCCACTCACGAGCAGGAGCGATCCAACGAGGTTGACAAAACTCTGATTTGTTGAGAAAATAGGCAGTAACTCCAAGTCCTTTGATATTTCCTGCCATAACATTAGCATCTAGGAAATCTTCAAACAGTGGGTTAAGTACATAAGTAGCTAAGTGCCATTGTTCGTTATTGAACCGTTTATGATCTTGGATAAATGATGCACGGGCACTAGAGAAATTGACCTGAGAATAATCCCGAAACGCCAACTCATAACTAACCTTACGTGCCACAGCTATAAGACGAACGCATGAGCGTACAAACTCACCGTATTCTGTCCCCTTGATCGTAGGGTCATATTGGTGCATTTTTTCACCGCTGTTTAGGTAATGGACCATAACACCGTTGATATCGTAGATCGGGTCTGGAGTATCATTTTTTGTATTATTAAGCAACCCGCCTATATGCCCTTGTACATTCGGAGTCTCGATAGCATAAGCGACACTCGCACGAGCCCGTGCAGATTTTAGAGTGGAGGTTTGATACCCTGCGAAGTTACGAAGATCAACGATAGCCTGTTTATATTCGGATAATCCGCGATACTGCGTCGCACGATTATCCATACGGAAATAGTGGATGACTTGATCAGCAGGAACTTTCACCGAACTCATGAGCCCATCACGGAAAACGTAGTTTTGTGGGGCTCCGAATGTATCGAGTTCTATCCCATCGACACTGCTAAGGACATTGGAATTATCCACTCGCACTTTATAGGATACGTCGAACCGATCAGCTTCGACAAGCTGAATTTGAAAAGGGTTGCTTTTTTTGCCGGTCAGATGTTTTTTAATAACGATCTCACCGTCACACATACGCTGAGATAAAATAAGCGACTGCATATCTCCGAAATGCTGACGGCGGGTAACATCACAGTTTTTAGGCTTGATAAACTCCGCCCATAATGCTTCGATCTGTTTATCGATATTTTCTTTTCCGGTTTTAGATTGGAAAGTAAATCCGTTACCGACACTGTTACGGACGATCGTCGCATCGATATTTGCCATAATCGCATTATTTTCATGGAGCCATCTTGCACGGGCGCGCATCGTGTCACGGTCAGGGGAAGCGGTGTTTTCAAAATCGCTGTTCGCATTCCAAAAATCTTGATTATTTCCGGTACGTTTCCCCCCCTCGTAAAATCCGCGATTAATTTTCCCGCGGGAAAATATGCTCTTAAGAGAACTGAACATGTGCTCTCGTTTTCATAGGGGATGTGTTTTGCCCTGGGCAGTAGTTGCGTCCGTGGATCTCGATTTTAGAAATCAGAGATTCTTCGCGGCGATAAAGGGTTTCGAGATCAGCACGGGTAAGCTTGCGACCATCCATCTCATAGCTCTGAGAGGTTTCGACCGCTGTGATAGCAGTTTGGACAGCATCAAGTTGTTCGCCGTATGTTTTTGCCAAAACCAACCCTTTCTAAAAGTATGGTGGCAGTTTGTCAGAATATTAAAAATTAGTTTAGGCCAAAAAACTTAGACCTAAACTTTTTTTCTTTTTTTTGCTAGTAGCGTAAAAGTTCGCAAAATAGGAGGTTAAAAGTTTGTTTTTTTAACCTTGACAATAAAATAGCCGAAAAAACGGCTAAAAAAGTTTGTTAAATTTGTAAAAATTTAGTGATTTTTTTGATAAATTAGTGGTTTTTTCGATTATGAAGCGGTTAAAATATCGGGATAAATCTCTGAAAGTTCGCTCAAAAGCTCATCATAGAGATTCTCTTTCATTATTTTTTCGATTGCTTGACCGATTCCAATAGAGTATTTTTCCATACACCGATGAATTACACGTTCTGTTCTTCTCTCAACTGATGGTCGCTTATTAATATTCTCTCTTCCATCCCAAAAATTGTGCATAATTAATTCCCCCTAATAGTTTGATTCATAATCTTCATCACCACGATGATTAGATTGTCTTCGTCTTGATCGTGATACCGTTTCGATCGGTTCACTAGGCAAGAACCGAATACCGAGCAACTCCCCTAAAAATGTTATGTAGGTCCCACAGTCCCATAGATGGTTATCCGCTTTTTCATAAACTTTACGCCATTCACTTTTTTCTACCCCCGTTTTTGAATTGACTTCGACATGTTTATACTCACTGGTGTATTGTTTGACATACAGAGCATCCGTTCCGCTATGAAAACTCATGAGATTATTTTGAGCTGTTTCATTGTTAGATACGGCTGCTATTGATCGTTTTATCTTTGCATCAAGAATATCTTTGTAAAATCCAGTATCTAGCCTGTATAGTTTTAATCCTGTAGCGATTGGGCGTCCGTTAAAATCCTTATCAACATTACTAACGGTATATGGGGTGCTCATACGCGCACTCGCCCCTTTCACCGGAATACAGATATCAGAGTTCATAGCACAGAACTCATAAACCTCGTCGGTAAGAAACCCTGCATCTACAGCACAAATGCGTACCATATGTGCTCCTCCTGAAACATCCATATATGGAGTTCTCATAATCATCTCGATATCTGCCCACGTTTCAGCACGCCCATAGCGTACTAGGTGCGTTCCGTTTCCGAAGAGTAACGCTTTAACCTCAATCCAAAAGTGATCCTTTTGGACGTCGACCGACATGACAACAGCGGCAGTTTTAAGTGGAACAATCCCCTCTTCTAGATCAATCTTTAGAGATAGAATATCCTCCGGTTGATTCTTTTCGATCTTCTCCTCCCACGGTTTACCGAGTACCGTATTGGTAAAAACTTTGAGTTTAAGATCATCATCTTTACAATCAAGATATTCCTGCACGATGTGATACCATCGATAGTTTGGATCGTGCGCATACGCTGACCATATATGAAATGAAGCGTGACCGTTAAATGGACGCTCTGCTATCCACTTACCCTTTTCATCCATCTCCATCTTTTGATTCTCTTCTATGAGCCCTGAGCAGCTTATGCACTCAAGCATAACCGACTCTTTGATAAGCATTTCATTCTCATCGATCTGATATCGGAAGTTCTCAAATTCAATCGTTTGCATATGACCGCAATGAGGACACGGCAAAAATCTGCGTCGTCCATCACCGCTTTCAAACCTTTTATGAATTTTTGAAATCTTTAAAAGTGTTGGAGTCCCCCCTAAGATATTCTTTCTATTCCAAAACCCTTGTGATCGTTTTTGGAACAATGCTATCGGATCACCCTCTTTACCCGCTTCGAATTCCCATCCGTCTATCTCATCCCCCATTGTGACTCTGGTAGTTCTGCGTCTAAAATTACGAGGCGAGTGCGCTCCGATCCCCTCCCATATTCCTCCTGGATACATTTTTTTAACCGTTTTCTCTCTCTTATTACGCCCTCTAGCATTATGGGTATTGACCCTTTCGCGTATAACCTCATTATCACGAATCATAGGCTCAAATTCGTCCTCTGCATACCCTATGATATCTCCGTCGGTTGGTTGGGCGTGTAGTATTGAACATGGGTCTTGATGGATAAAATATCCTTGCCCAATATTGAGCATTTTTGTGTACCCAACGCGTGCCGATTTTTCAACAGACACAAAAGGGGTAGTGGTATTGGTCATCTCATCGAGTATCTCTTTTTGCCACGGGTCCGTTTTCCACTTTCCGGGGCGGGCACTTGACTCCGGAGAGAGATAAAAATACTCATCCGCCCACTCGCTACCGCTCAAAATTGGCTTTGGCTTAAATAGCATTAGACCAAATGCTGCAAGCTCTAGCTGACGTGGGCTCATGATCATAGTCATAGAAGCTCTTTTCCGCTGTTATGAAGCTCTTCTTTGAGATGATTGATATGATCGATCAGCCAACGGTATTGCTTCTCAGGAAAATCACTAAAATGAGCTCTCATCTTGTGAGGTATTTCATCAAGCTTTGTATTGATCGGTGAAATCATAAACTCAATGACTCCGGCAACCTCATTTATCGGGATAAGCACTTTTTTCATCTGTTCGACTTCGGCTTTTGCTTTTTCACCCAACCAATACTCTTTAGCAATTTTTACATCGTTCAATTTCATTGATGCGAGGTTTTTTTCTTCATTACCCCCGGTATCTTTTGCGCCGGCTGCTAAAGCTGCCTCTCTGGCTCTACGGACCTCTTCAATCTCTCGCTTACATTCAAGCTCATATGCGGCACGCTCTTCATCGTTCATATCTGCAATACTCTCATACGTTCCTGCGGCCGCAAACAAATCGGCGGGCTCTGTACGCTTCTGTTCATTTGCCTCTCTCTGAGCATCACGGGTTGGATCTTGAGTATTTTTTATTGCATCTTTTACTTCATGATATTTATAGAATTTTTTAGGGCTTCCCGATTTTGGATGCCACGGTATTTTCCCATCCTTTGTCATTTGGGAAAAATATCCTTTGGTATAATTGATTCCATCCGCAGCAAGTTTTTCCAAACATTTTGAAGCAGTGATCAAATCAATTTCAGACATCTATTACCGTCCTATTGTTTGTTTAGTAAACATTCCATAACTGGAAAGTTTAGGAAGTTTAGAACTCGAAAAATAGAGATTTTCCGGGGTGCGCATTCCCCTTATTAACGAGTTTTTTAGGGAGGACCCACACTTCATACAATCCTCCATTTGACATGAGACATTAGCCTATCATTGAACTTTTGGTCTACATTTCTCTGAGCGATTCCATAAAAATCGAATCGTTTCTTGTATGCTTTTTTCCTGACAAACAACATGACTGGTTCTACCCTGTACCCATGAAGACCTGTTCGTTTGTAAATACCTGGTTTCAATGGGCTTCCTCTTCTACCTCTTGACCCGACACCAACCATGAAGTATTCTACGCCATTGATCGATTTATATGTTTTTCCGGTTCGCACCTTTGAAGCCCAATGCGTACCTTTGTTAGACATCCTTTGTTTCTTTTTCAATGACATCGCCGCATCAAATCCTGATTTTCGGTATAACCCGAAGTAAGACAGTAGCATGGCGTTGAATTTCCCATCAAGACCACCATATTGGTCAAGCTTTGCACCACTCATAGGTGCAGCTATCATTGATTTACTCATGATGGAGCTGTCATATGACAAATTCTTTTCGAATTTTTTTGATTCCCGATTAGAACCATCGATGTGATGTCTCAATACATCAACAAACCGAGTTCCACTTTTGCTGATGTTGTCATCTTTTATTTCAAGTATTCCAAACAAGCTTTCTGGAGTAGACTTTGTTATTTGAAACGATTTCTTCAAATAATTCATGTTTGGTCTATCAAATATCTTTGGAAATTCATTTAAATACTCTGATCGCAGATCAAATAGCGTCTCATTGATGGCTTTAGACGCTGCCTTCCTGAAATTACTCGGATCAAGAACAGACTGAATCTTATCCAGCCCATATATAGTGACCCCAGATCGTACAGAGCCTGATAAACTGATACTCATTATGCTGCTCTCCCAACTGGTTTGATAAACTCTAATGCTCCGACCTTGAACAACTCAACCAACCGTTCAGGGGTCAATACGATTATTCGATTGCTACCGTTCTCTATGATACGTTGATTGACTCGGTCATACTCACCTATAATCTCCTGATCACCGTGGCGTACTTTGATCATCTTAGGAATGTATGAGAGATAGGTTTCATTTTTTAGGAAATTGGCTAGGTTATAGTGTTTTCCCCCTACTGCAGGGTCATGTAGATATTGGACAGCGGATAGTATGAGTATTGATGCATTCATTTCGGTTCGTGTGAACTGCTCAAATGCTTCCTCTTTTTTACCGACGAACTTGGTGTTTTGAGAGTAAATGAAAAAGAGTTCCTGAAACTCACCGTCATTCCACCATTCTCTACGAAGTTCACGCGCAGGATTATTATCATTTAGATTAAAAGCTTCCCTCGGTAAGCCTTGCTCGTTTTGCTCGGTTGGTTCTGTATAAGTTCCTGTATTACGGGGTTTATCATTGCTCGGTTTGCTCGGTTGTATTTGCTCGTTTTGCTCGGTTGCAAATACGGCGTGGTTATAGTGTTGCTGATTTTTTAGGAACATATGATCCACAAATAGATCCATCTCTACCTTGAACTCTTTAATCCATTCGTGTGAAGTACTGCGGGATACATCCCACGATTTAGCATAGAATGATTCACTGTTATGATCCCCGTGCTCCATATCATCCCAGAACTCCATAAACGCACGCGCTTTCTTACGACCTGCTACACCCCTCTCACGCTTGAGCTGTTGGATGTAGTCGGTTGGGTAACTCTTATAATTCATTCTCATAAGACTACAAACTCCAATTTCTCATCATTACCCGCGATTAAAGAGGAACGATCCGTATACGATGACGGGTCTTTATATTCCACGGTAATTGCCTTTACGCTGTCAAACTTCAACTCTTCTTTGTTAAACCATAGCTTCGCCGGATAAGGTGATACTTCTTGACGATTCTTTTCACAGCTGACTTCTATCCCTCCGTCTGTCTTTTTGAGCAGCAGTTGCATATCTGTCTCGTAATCTGATAATACGGAACCATAACTCCCCATCTTGCCACTCTTCAACTCTTCGCGTGAAGCCTGTACGATCATCAAGATAACAATACCTGTCTCTTGTACGACAGCACTTAGGATAGAATCGATCTCCCCTTTTTTCTCCGCGTCACTGTTCCCTTTGTAGGAGCGGTGATTGAGTTTCATCTTCGAGTCAATCAGTACGAATCGTATACCGTGTTTTCTCCACATAGTACGAATAAGGCGCGCCACGTCCGTTACGTCTCTGCTCTTCATCATGTAGGTGTCGATGATGTGGTACCGCTTCATATTGCTTTTTCCGGTCATACGCTCGGTATATTTTGCCATTTTCCATTTAGGCATCTCAAAGCTAAAGAAGAGCGTGTCATAGTTGATCGAAGTATTAAACAATATCTGCTTCATTAAAGTCGTTTTCCCAACGTTACGCTCTCCACCGATATGTACTAGCTGTGCAGGTTCAAACCCTCCGCATAATAGATTATCGATAGCTTCTATCCCAGTACGGATCGGCTCAGGTATCACCATGTTGTGATATTCTTCGATCGCTTTTTCCATCGTTATAGGCATAGTCATACCGCTTTTAATAATAGACTCGCTAAGTGTTAGTTCTAACATTGCTTCGATATCATCAGCGCTATCATTTTCTTCCAAAACCATACTTTTGATTTTAGTGGTCAGTGATAGCAGTTTTCGTTTTCTCGCTTTCTCAACCAACTCATCGATATATGGTTTAATATTTGCCATACTATTGGTGGTCAATACTTCAACCATAACCCGTTCATCAAATTTACCTAATCCTACCAAGTGTTTTTGGATAAAGCTTTCCTCGATCGGTAACCCGGATGAATGGAGTTTGATGATGGCGGAACAAATATCTTTGTGAGCATTTAGATAAAATAGATTCTCATCGAGCACACTCACCATATCATCTATCATATCGGTATCGTGAACGAACAATATCGATGACAGTATAGATCGTTCAAATGCCAGGTTATATAGATTTTCTTCCATTATAACCCCTTAAATCCACTGGCTTTTAGTTCATCCATAATCATTTTTCGGATTTTAATTTTTTTATGGAAAGGAATAAATGGAGCTTTCATAACGACCTTATTAGCAGCAAGAAGTAGGTTTTGCTTGATACTCATCCGTATACCCTCGCCCCATCTTTATGCTCATACTGGCATCCATATCCTTTATAAAAATAGCGTGCATGGGTTCCGCCTCTTCCGTTTGGTTCATCGATAACCATCAGCGGACTAACTGCACCTGCTTCTTGAAACTTTTTGTGCAGATCAGCGATGCGCTGAGAGAGATGGTAGATTTCTAATCCTCCATCTTGTTTAGGCTTTGATGCCTCTACAAATGTTAATGATCCACCCGAAGTGAAGTAAGTGTGAAGCGTATACGGTGTTGAGCCTGATTTAAAAACAATCTTTGCCATATTATCCCTCCGATTGGATTCTATGCTTCTTTATCATCTCTTCAAAAGCTCTTAGATGCTGACGTGTTTCATATGCTATTCGCTCCAGGTCATTTGCTTCATTATCATCTATAACCCCGTCATTATGCTTGTATTCTAAAAATTTAGAAGATAAAGCCCCTGCAAATCCTGCGATAGTAAGCAGCTCATCTTTGAGCGATTCTGATCCGGAATGTTTTGCATCAGCATTGGAGTTAAAAACACCGTCACATGATTTTGCTATAGCATCGAGTATGATCTTTCGATCATCTCCCAACTCTTCTAACAAAGTAGCGAGCTGATCAATACTTAACGGTTTAGGTGTTGCTGTGTTGTATGTGGTATAATTTAGAGCTGTTCCGAGCTGAATGCTCCCGTTATTTCCGTCATAACCAAGCATAGGTGCAAAGTGTTGCCGTGCAGTGATGTTATGCCGTGATCCGAATGCATTGATTGCTCTGTCTATAGCTTTATAGAACCAAGGTGTTTTCGATAGAGTCATGTGCAGTCCTTTGGGCACTTATCTGAAGAGCGGCCCCGAAGGTCCAACCGCCGCTCAGATAAATAGGTTGGTTTGACATTATAGACACTAATTGACATTATTGTCAAGTTTTGTCAATTTTAAATTTTAGGAGGTTTATTTTGGAAGTATTTGCATTAATGATTTTATTAGGGCTTATACCCGCTATGATCGCTCAGAAGAAAGGCAAGAACTTTATTAGCTGGTGGGCATATGGAACTGTATTGTTGATTATTGCATTGCCGCATGCATTACTGATAAAAACAGACAATAAATCAGTAGAAAATCAACGAATTCAGGATGGTGATCTAAAAAAATGCCCGTATTGCGCCGAACTGGTAAAAAAAGAAGCGATTGTGTGCAGGTACTGTGGTAAAGACATCCCAAGTCAAAAAAGTGAACTTGATGCGTTTTTTTCAGGAAACAAAGAAGAATAATTTCCCGCGGGAAAATTGCGCTACTTTTTTTGGAATGATTGTTGCATTACACTAAGAGATGTCGGAAGCGATACTTTTAGAGATGTTACTAAAGGTAATACAAATACTCAAAAAGTTACTATTTATGTACTTTTTACCGATATAGTTGGTATTATCTAACACGATAACGTTGAAAATTCATAGCGTGTTTACGTTACGTAAACGTCAACGTCAATTAAGTTGATACCGATATAATTCTGCACAATAAAACTGCATAAATGCCACATAGAAAGGGCCTAAAATGGATATTAAAGAATACCAAGAAGCAGTAAAATACTTTTCCGATAATCAGGAAAACTTTGAGTTTACAAATAAGGGGATTCATCATGCTGCATCTGTTGTTTCTAACCTAATTAGAACAACTAAAAATGAGCTACTTATTTACTCAGGCAGTATGAATAAAGATGTCGCCAATGACCCACATTTAGTTAAAATGTTAAATATTTTTTTAGAGTCCGGTAAAGCTTTACGGGTTGTACTTGACAATATGCCAGCAGATGAAGAAAAATCAGAGGCACTAAAACAAATTATTGCTTCAATGAAAAATTCAAAACGTGATGTTGTTTTAAAAGTTGATACAGAACAAGTTTTTTCTGATGGCATAAAAGATTTATTTAAAGATGGCGAAGCACACCATTTTATGGTTGCAGATAAAATGGCCTATCGATTTGAAATAGATGCTGTTCAATATAAAGCAATCTGTAACTTTAATGATGAAAAAATAGCAGCTGATTTAACTTCAGCATTTTATACTTTATTTGAGAAAATGAAATAGTGATTGAATATAATTCAATCATAGGCGCATATGCCTCAATTTTTGAATTATCAGTAGCAATGAATTTTGCATATGCTTCATCTGAACATTTTAGAGAAGCTATGAAATCAGGTTTTTTGCACAATATTAGGCTTATGGAACAATGGTATGACGATAAACGTAAAGAAGTTAGCAATAAAATAACATTGCTCTCAGACAATGACATAGATCAGGCTTCAAAAGATACTATTTGCCAAAAGCTTGAAGATTCCCTTGAGCAGCTAAAGATCGAGGATAAAGCATTAAAAATAAAAATTGAAGAATCACAATCTAAAATAGCTGATGAGATAAAACCTATTTATATATATACGGCTCTTTTTAGCCTAATTATTCTTTTTTTTGGTGGACAGGAATCTGCCCATAACTGCTTCCCAATTGATGGTGTTAATACACTTATATACCTAACAATAATATTCTATATCATGGTACAATTATTAAAAATAATCGGTCACTCTATAAGTTCATCACTTTCAATACTATTTATTTTGTGTGCTACTGCTTCATCACTGTTTTTACCTATAAAATATAACATTCCACTAGAGAACAAGCACCTGCTTGATATTGCAATAATTTTGGCATTTTTACCTTTTATAATGAGTGCTTTACGACTATTATTGCTGACAATAAAAATTGAAGCCGTATCAAGAATAAATTACTACATACGTGTCAGAGAGATAAAAGAAATAGAGCAAAAGGCAGATAACCTAAGAGACTCTAGAGATTATTTTAAAAATGGTAGGTAATTTTACTACCTCTGCATCCTCAAAATAACTTTCCCTACGATATGAAATGACCGCTGATCATCAGTCGGGTTAAATGTATTTATTGCATAGCTTTGATTATCACTGATAATATCGATATGACCT